TCTAGGGACTTGATCGAGTCAGCCGTGTGGTTTTGCATGCCTTGGAAGATAATCGTCCCTGTACCCTTCCTAGACTTGATCTGGGACTCCTGAACCTCGAAGTAGCTGCCAACACCCATCGTCTCGATCTTCAGCTCTAGCAGGCGCTTGACAGACATCTTGATCGACTTCTGGACTTCACGAATGCAGACGCTGGATTGATTCGGATTGATGATGTGCTCTTCGATGAGCATCTCGGCAAAGAAATGCGATTTGCCTGAATTATGGTTAACAATTCCGTTGGAGAGATAATTGTTCGTTCCGTAAACGTGCAAGTCCCAGTATCTTTGTCGGCTGTGCTTGCGGATCAGTCTCACCTTGCTATACTGAAAGTCCTCACAATCATTATGGAAAGAATAAGATGAATGATCCGAAGCAAGGCTATCGTAACAAGCATGCACAAGCCTGTATGCAAGCGTTTGAAGGTTTCGAGCTAGACCTTTCGTCGTCCAACAAACCTGAGCAGGTAATGACCGTTCATGACCTGGCCGCTCAGGGCTATTACAGTAAAGAGATTGCAGAACTAATTGGCATAACTCCGAAAGCTGTTCAAAAAATATTCCGAAGGTATAACTTCCCGAGCCTGCATAATATTTGTCCCCCGCAAATGGAAGAGCGTCACGACTGGAAGCATGGCCAAAAAATGATGAAAGGTTATGTGTATCAGCGATCCCCCACGCATCCGAACGGGACAAAACAGGGTAACTATGTCGCACTGCACAGGCTTGTGATGGAGAAGACTCTAGGGCGATTCCTTCTGCCAAAAGAGGTTGTCGATCACATTGACGGGGATATAACGAATAACGACCCTGGTAACTTGAGGGTTTTTCAGAGTAACGCCGATCACCTTCGTCACACGCTGAAAGGCCGGTGTCCCAAGTGGTCGAAAGAAGGTCTTGAGAGGTTATCGCAATCTCGTCAGCGTCAGTCAGATCGCGCGTCTCAATCCAGCCGCGATTAGTTAAGAACTTGTGCTCGTCCGTCACGATGATGGACGGGCCATTTAACAAAGACACCTCGTACATATCTTCGATTGTGCAATCATAGGCAGGGGTCGCTATTGCGACAACACGTTTCCCTTCGCTGTAAGACCAGACAGCCCCGCCCTTGAAATCCTTAACCTTGACCTGGCCAGATGGGGTGTCAATCAAAGTGTCTGGATGAACGCATCCTCTACCGCCGAAAGCGCCCTTGTACCGTGATGGTTGCAGCAGCGGGATCGCCCACTTCGGGGTCTTGATCTCCAGCGATGAGTTCTTCTTTGCTCCGCTAATCGACAATGACTCGCCTCACCTCGGTAATCGCGATGGGGTTGTCAACATCACCTGAGTGGATAGTCTTGTCGCCGTACTTGCGAGGGTTCCACTTGCCCAGAAGTCTTAACCTTTGCTCTATTCTGGTCTTCTGCCATTGGACGTAGCCTGAGTCGATCTTGCTGACCCCGTTGTTGTCTACTACTGACTCGGGGCGCTCATCGGCAATCTCTAGCGTCTCTTCAGCTATCATGTCGTGGCCAACGTCTCTGGCTACCATGAAGCGTGCATAAAATTCTGTATCTTTTTCTTGCCAATTGTAAACCGTTCTGAAAGTCGGCTTACCTGGTTGCTGACAAAATGACCTAAGAGTCTTACCGGCGCTGATCCATTCGATGATCTCATCCATCATTTCTGGAGGTGGATCGCTCTCTGGTCGGCCTACTGGTCGCTTCTCTGTCATTTGTTACCCCCGAATTTACCCAATGCAGCCCCTACAATCTTGTCCATGTGCGGTGCAGCAAAATAGAATGCCAGTATTAGCATCATTGCGCCAGTCATAGAGTCTGCTCTCTCGCCTATTGCCATAGCTGATTGCGATACCTGATCCCGTAGTGATTGATCTATCCATACCACTGCGACATCAAGCCCTGCCGATACTATGTACATCAGTAACCAGACTATTGTGATGATCAGTGCTATCAATCGTCGAGCAATGTTCTGGCCCTGGCTGTTCTTTATCCAGTCAACGATCATTGATCTAGCCTCAGACCGCTCCTTGGCAGCGTCACCAGCCTTTTCTTCGTCAGTGTATACCAACGCATCAAAGCCCTTCGTGATTCCGCCTATTGCAGCGTCCATCACCTTCTCGCTCCCAAAGAGTTGTCCAAGTATTCCCATTAGCTCAATGTCCCGTCCCTGATGATGATCTCTTCTTCATTCAAGTTAGCTGTCATCAGGTAAAAGTTTTCAATTGCCGTTCTGCTGTTTGATACGCCTTGCAACTGAGGAAATAGACCCATACCGAGACCGACGCAACCAATAACATCGACGCTAGTATTAGCGACATGAATGAGTATATGACTCCTGCCAGTAACATCCGCAATTTCCCATGTATTTGCTCCGAACTTCGGGGAATCGACACGGACAAGTTTGTAATAACCTGTCGGAATGCAACTAATATTCTGCTGATTATCGGCCCACGGCTTTTCAATTGTGTAAAAATGTTCGTCATTGTATGTCAACCTCCCCACTGTACGGTCTTTAAACAACCCAAATCTGATCAGTTCCATCATTTTTTATTATTCCATAGTTCAAAAAGCACTCGGATTTTTTCCTTAATCGTCTCAAGATCGTTTTTTTTGATCGACTCAATATCGGAGTGCATCTTGGCTAGTATAATAACCAGCGTGATAAATCCAATGAATATGGGCCAAACGCCATTGATAAACTCTATCGCAGACATCTGGCCACCTCATCAGAATGGTATATCACCACCAAAATCATCTTCTGGCTCCTGTCGTGCCGATTTTGACGGCTGATTTGATTGCTGGCCACGCTCGCCATTATCCTCAAACAATGACAGCCAGATTTCGCCCTTCTCATCAGGGATTGGGATTGATTCCAGCTTAACCCGAACCTTGCCCTGGTCGTTCTCAAAGGCTATCCCGTGCCTAATCCATACAGCCTTTTCACGGCCTGGAATCGTTTTTGCCTGCGTTACGTTATATTTTTTCATTCGCCTTCCCCTAGTATTGACGCTTTTGCGTCGTTCAGTTTAACAATAAATTGGTTTAAATGCTTGGATAATTCTGTTATGTAATCATCGTCTCGCTCAACCCTGACAATCAATGGCCTTGCATCTGGGTGGTAGCTCATGAAATCCCAGTGATCCTGCTCACATACAAACATACAGCCCTGGACTTGCGGAATGTATTTAGTCGGACACTTCCCGTCAACCAGGTACTTCAGGTGAGTCTTCAGTGACGGGCATTTGATTTCAAGGTTCATTCGATCAGGCGAGCACCCAATGGTTCCCTCATCGTTCGTGACGAACCCTATCACCTCCATAGATCGGCCTTCCAGCATCTCATACGCAGATACAGCTATAGGCTCCATCTCGTGGCCCCATTCCGTTGCGGCATTGCTGAACGACTCCCCAGGCTCATTGGAAACAATCTCAGCCAACAGCGAGTACATATAATTTTCTGCGCTCGCGCTGGCCTTCCCTGTTGCCGTGTAGACCTCACCAAACCTTGAGGCTGTAGGCACTCCCATTCGCAGCCTGAACCACTCTGGGGTGCCTTGTTCGACGTTGTGGATGATCACTTGTCACCTGCTTGCAACCTACGACTCACTTTTGCCTCTCGGTTCAAATAGTTGGCGTCCTTCCTGCTCAGTGTAACATGCCCTTTTGGCGTCACCCCAGACATCGGCGTACTTAATATGTCGTAGGTCATGCCAGTCTCGTAACTCTTTCGCACCCATGAGCCTCCAAGCCAAGCGTACAGCAGATTGTGCGTCCCTACTTTGTAATATATAAAATCGTGGTAATGCTCCGCGTCGAATGGTCGTGCCAAATTTTGCTCGTCGCTCATGATGCCACCTTGTGCTTCAGCAGGGTCATTGCTTGCCGACATTGCGCTGAATCCATAGCTTGCAGGGAATCTACCTTGAAATGCTTGAGCAGCCTGGCTGTATCAGTCTCAGTCACCTCGATTATGTCGGACAATGCCTTTAGCTCTTCCTCGCTGATTGACTCAGCCTTTGGCAAGTCTTCGCCAGCGTAGATATAGTGACCAAGCCCGTGCATGGCAATAGCCTTGACTAGGCACCTCATCTTGGCGTCGCTGATATCCCTGCTAGACGGATTCTGGATTGATTTGTTACGGTTATCCATGACAGGCAACCACATAGTCCTAGCTATATTGTCAACGGTTAGCTGGCAATGAACAGTGACGCTTCCATCAGCGTGAACCTCGTTGTTTGCAAAAATGTAATTGGACTCAGGGTAATGCTCCATCAGCACCTCCCATGCCCACGTCCACGACAGATAATTGAGTTTGCCTTTCTTCTCGACGTGTTTGGATACGTCGATTCTTGACAGCTTTGCAAACGCGCTCATAATAAATTACCGTTTGATGGTGTTGTCAATTTTGACGCAGTTGGAACCTTTGCCACCAAGATTCCAGCCTTTAGCATCTGCCCCGTCCCATACTTCAGAAACTCTGGCTTTAGCCCAGCAGACTGCCAGATGGCTAGAACCTGATCTTTTTTGATCTCTTCCATTGGCAACAGGCTTGAGCACAAAATGTTTGCAGCAATTTGGTTCAGCGACCCTGGCGTCATTCGAGACAAATACTTCTTGGCATTGAAGTTCAACACAAAGTTGTAGACGTTGGCCTTTTTTCTAGGCTTAAATTTACGCTCAACCTTTGTTTTTTCAGGCACTACTTTCTCAGGCATTACCTCAAACAGCGCAGCAATTTTTGCCGGTACGGCGTACTTGACCTGTACACAATCAAGGCCAGCATCCATGATTCGCTTTGCCAATGACTCTTTGATTACGATTAAATTTTCCATTTGCCTTCCCCTTCCACTCGTTGATAAATTTTTAAAGCCCTGCGAGCCATAGCCTCTAGCTCTGCCAGCTCATCGTCAGTAACCGTCTTGTTCTTGCACTCAACAAGTCTATACATCCCGTGTACTGACTTGCTGATGGACATCAGCGCCCCGCTAACCGTGTATGTTCGTTCAACTGGACGATTCTTTAGTTTAGCCATGAAGTCGCTCATCGTCGGATGCTCAGTGCTCGAAGCATTGAATTGATGTCTGCGTCCATGATTTCATTAAAACCGTCGTTGTAGTCATCCTCTTTAACCACATTGTCTTTGTGGTCATCGAAATGCTCTTCCATGTCATCCGCTAAAATGCAGATTAGGTCAGCCATCGCGGCAATTCGAGTGGCCAAGTCCTGTGGCACATGTGACTTCTCGGCAAACTTTCTCAAATGAAACGATGCGTCATCAATCTCTTGCAGTGACTGGCTGATTTGCTCTTGTGTTCTTCTCATTGATATTCCCCTATCCGTTGTTAATGTTGTTTACCGATAACGCCTTATTTCGTCAAGCGTAGCTCCAACTGAGTTGCTGATCATTTCGTCTTCGGTTGAGCAATTGGTGTAATGGACTGCGTCTTTGGCTTCACCAATTCGTCTGGCGCGACGTTCGTCACCTTCATCATCGGCAGTTGCCCAATCCCAATCTAAAAATGCACGTTCAGCTGCCTGCCCGACTTGATCCATTTCATCATCAGTTAAGCCTGAACAGTCATAGCCTAACTTGTTGAGGTCTTCTGCCCAATCTGCGTATAGTGAATTTTTCACCTTGCTTGCCTTCCCGATCCATTGAAGTAACAGCTTATGCTACTTTTTCTAGTATTGCAAACATAACTTGAAAAGATTTATGTATATTTATCATTGATTATGTATATAATGAACGTTCACAAATTGGAGATCAGCATGGAATACCCATTACAAGATTACATCGACCAGTCGCCCATGAACTTATCTAAA